TCGAGGGTCCCGGCGAACTTTCGTTCGTTTACTCATGCGGCTTAGCAACCGTTTAGAGTGGCTCATCTTTGAGTCGGGTTCGGTCTTCTGCAACAAAACTGTAGAGGCTTCAAGTTATGAGTAAGAAGGTATCTTCGGTCACTTCCTGGGATTGGGATCGCTCTCAGATGTTTCGTTTTTACTCGCCTGCAGCTGGCGGGGGCACGGAATATTTTGACTCGGCACAACATTTTGTGTATCCGAATCAAGTTATTCGCGGTGATTCCCCACGCGACTGGAAGCAACGTATTAAACAAGGCACTGATGCGACGTCGACCCTAGAAGGTGAACGTTATACCGCAAATATAAACCGTGCGGCCTATGCGACTAGAGTTGATTCTCTAATGCAAGGCGGCATAGAATATAAACGTACTTACTTATTGACTGGCTCTATCAACCGGATCGGTCTTTATGCTGGACCTCCGGGTGTTGATACGAGCCTCGAAGCTGTCGCACATGAGAATGCCATTAGAGAGTTTACCAGTCACCTAATAAATGCCCAGCGTGCTGTTAGCGCGCTGACGTCTTTAGGGGAGATTGGTCAAACCCTTAGAATGATCCGTCATCCGGCCGATGCTCTCCAGCGTGGTCTCTATTCGTATCTTGACTCTTTAAAGAAAAAGGGCAAGAAGCGAAAGAAACGTATGTCTGGTCGAGATAAGTCGAAGATGATTGCGGATACATGGCTTGAGTACGCATTTGGTTGGGCACCTTTGATAAGCGATATTGACGGATCCATGAAAGCCTTATCCCGTATTAACTGTTACCACGCTGCCAATGAGGTAGTTAGTGGTAAGGCTAATCGTGATACTAAGACTAATCATGATATCAGCAATACTTATCCGAGTCTGCTTGTACCAGCGTTTACGGTCAATCTCCATGGTGAGTCCAAAACCCAATCCTCTGTGAAGTTTCATGGGCGCGTCTCTATAGACGAACCTAATGGGCCTTCATTTGAGGCTGGTGTCTGGGGCTCACGCATTAAGGACATTGTACCGACTTTATGGGAGCTGATCCCATACTCGTTCCTAGTAGATTACTTTCTTCCCGTAGGGAAGACACTGGAAGCATGGTCTATCAACAAGGCAGACATCAAATGGTGTGTTAAGGGGACTAAGACTTCGTCAGTCTTCGTGCACCGTATTAACAATATCACCTTTGGTGATTTAACTGCCTCTGGTTGGAAACCAGTTACCAGCTACTGGGGAAATTCTCGAGAAAGCGTTTTAACCTATCAGCGTGTATCTCGGTCGGCGTTCGGGGGATCTTTAGTCCCTCCGCTCCGATTCGGGATACCAGGCGTGTTCAGTAAACAGACCATGAACATGGCCGCATTACTGTTAGCTAGTAAACGCACTTCTGCGCAGCTGTCAGCTTACTGACACTGTGTACCCGTGGTGTCTAACACCATAAAATCTCCTTTACCTCATTGAGGTGGCTTATGTCTTGGTCTCCCGACTCATCCATAACCGGAGGAACCGTTACTGGTTTAACTTCGCCCACTTATACACAGGTGGACGATCTTGCACCAGCAGTGAATGCAAAGCAAAAAACTGTCTCCGCTTTAGGCGGAACACAGGGTGGTGCTTCTGCGAACACGGTCTCGGAGCCCTTTACGTCGACGTTCTATAAGCCGGGGGTCATTAAGACCCTTCCCGCTGCGAACCCATCGACTGGGCTGAGAGGCAACGTTCCGAACAACCAGTATCGTCTTGTCGTCCGAAAGGGCGGCGAGGCGGCTGCTGGCGTTCCGGTTGTGGCTATCGCTCGATTGACGATCGATGTTCCTTCCGGAATGGACTCGTACGATCCGGACAATGTCCGGGCCCTCGTGTCGTATCTGGTAGGCCTGCTGAATGAAGAATCAGCTGACCTTGCGGATACGCTCCTGACTGGCGTTCTTTAACTTAACCAAATTACCCGGCATCCATGCCGGATATCAAATCGGAGTCTTCTATTATGAAACCCCAATCTATGGTTTACTTCCTCGATACAGAGATGTATCTTGAAGCTGAAGCCAATCAGTTCCTTAAAAGATCGTGTAATATCACCGCGCTCGAGGACTATGTCTTCGATCACGATGGGATGATACGGCTCAAAAGGAAACTTCTGCAAGTGCTTAGAGAGGTCTATCTTGACAACTCAAAAACGCTTGAAGATTTCCGGCATATTTCGGACAAAGATGCTGTTGACTGTTTATTTTCAGTTAACTGCAACCTTCGTGCGAAAGGTATTGCGAATGACATCCTTCGGGGTGTCATTCGTTACCGGATGGGCTACGCTCAAACTCAGATTTCTTCTGCGAACTGAGCGTTGATTATGTACGAGTTACCTCCAAGGGATTCGATATGGCAATCAAGCCTGTCGGTTTACTAGAGTGCTTGAAGAGTGATCTTGCCGGTCAGGGACTACCTTTTAATGAGGTAGACTTCTGGCCTGGCATTGGGATTCGAGAGGCTGCTGCAGTTAGTCTCAATCGGGCTTTTCTCAAGAAATTGAGGAATGCGCGAACGAACATAGCTGACCAGCGTGCTCAAGAAAAGTTCCTCGCTTGCAATCGTGCTTGCGAGGAGTGGATCCCGGACGTGTCTTCAATGGACACTAAGCTAGAGATTATACTTGGTACCGTAAGACAGTATCTTGATAACTTTTGGCACCGCGACGGATTACCGCTAGTCGACCATGATCATCAGGTCCTCGAAAGAGGAGCTATTGGTCCGGGTGTTTCTATTGGTAGTAGAGGGAACGACTTCTATTCGAAGATGTTCTCCTCCCCGTTAACGGTTTCCGACTACTCTTTATACTTATCGTATAAAACGTTTATCTGGAACCTTCCGGAATGGAGCATAGCGGATCAAATCCGTAGCAGCTATTTCGGCGAGACCAGTATCGCGTCAAGCAGTCGTCTTAGTTTTGTTCCGAAGAACGATGAGATTTCTCGGTGTATCTGCGTAGAGCCAACTCTGAATGTTTTTTATCAGATTGGCTTTGGCAGATTGTTAGAGGACAGGTTGGCGGAGAGATTTGGCATCTCCCTCGCGACCCAGCCTTTTAAGAACCGAGCTCTCGCCCGACTAGGAAGTTTGACTGATGGCCTAGCTACGCTAGATCTCAGTTCCGCTTCCGACTCTATCAGCTTGTCTATGCTTCGATATCTCCTCCCGGAACGTTTTGTTTCGTTCCTCGAGCGGTACCGTAGTACGGCGGTTGATGTTAAAGGTCTGGGAACAGTGCCTCTCGGGATGGTCTCAACAATGGGTAACGGTTATACGTTCCCGTTGCAGACTATCTTGTTTAGCGCTGTTGTCTTGGCGTGTATGGCCTTCCGTGGAATACACGGGGGGACCGGACCGAGTTTTGCTCACTATAA